CGACCAGATCCAGCTCGGACGAATTATAGGCGTAACACATGAGGCCATAATTGTTCCACGTTCAGTGAATTATAGAGCGCCAATCACTGATGAAGTGGATGACATTTTAACTGATGAAAATGGGATGCCCCTAACGGGAGCGGGAACGAAGGAAGTTCCTGACCATGATGTGCAACCTTTTGACATTGTGTCATATTCACGACCAATAAATGGGGTCGTAACATTTCACGCTGTGCATATCAGTTATAGACAGAGCAAAATGGTTTCATATGGCTCGATGATCTATAGCCTTAATTCGGCTTTTTCAGCTCTTAGCAGCGTGTTTTATCCAAGTAATTCGGGTGGTAATCCCTTTACTTATGTAACTGATATGTCATTGTCAGGGTATTGTGCAGCATTTGACGGAACACCAAGATCCATTCGGTCGCTATTAGGAGGCACCGAGGGTTCAATCCTCGACACATACGGTGGCGAATATGAGTGGGATAAATGGAATGTGAAGCTTCACAAAGCAAGAGGGGAGCAAAAGGACATCACTATACGCTATGGCGTAAATATGAGCAATTTTCAGGACGAAACCGACTATAGTGAAGCCTTTAATACTTGCATTCCGTATTGGAAAGACTCAAACACCGGCGAGGTTGTAATCGGCGGGGAGGTTCTTACCCACCGTGAAACAATAGGCGTTGGAAATAAATGCGTCCCGTTAGATTTATCGGATAAATTTGAAGATCGCCCAATCGATGCGTCGGTTTATCTTATGGCACAAGATATAATGGACAGCCAACAGCCATATCTCCCGAAGCAGACCATTAATGTGGACTTTGTTCGGTTACAAGATGAGGCTGGGCTTGATAAGTTTGATAATCTTTTGCAGTGCAAGCTTTGTGATTCGATTAAAGTCGTGTTCCCTGACTATAATATGTCGGCATACTACAAGATAGTCAAGACGGTATGGAACGTACTGCTTGACCGTTACGAAGAGATGGAGCTAGGCAATCTGTCGACTACACTGGCGGAGGCGCTGGGCGTCGGATCGGGCTCATCGCCATCGAACGAGACCGGCGTCGTAAAGGATATAAAAGCGCTGTCGGTGTATTCAGAAGTATCAGGTCAGCCGACAACGGTCACAGCAAGCGTCCCGGACGGGTACGCTTTTTTATGCTGGGTCGGTGCTGCGTCAAACGGCAATATCGGCCTTGTGTATACACCTCAACTGACAAGCCAGACAGCGGGGTTCTTTTACGCGGATCACGTTCAGGCGTTCGATGCACAATATCTCGTGTGCAAATAAGGAGAGACATAATGAACAATATCGAATTTTGGAAAGCGGCGGGAATTAGAGCCCTCCGTACTTTTATTCAGGTAATTCTCGCAGTGTGGACAGCGGGACAGCTTATCACAGAGGTCGACTGGAAGTTCCTTCTCATGTCGGCCTTTTCTAGTGCAGTATATTCGCTTCTGACTTCGATTCTTGCCGGCCTCCCGGAGGTTGCACTCGCTGATACTCTGTATGATCTCGACAATGATCCAGACGATGACGAAGAGGATGACGAAGAGGGCGAGGAATAATGGCATTACTGTCAGAGGCTAAAAGAAAAGAATATTTTAAATATCTCGGGTTAGGTGAATACGGTAAGACCAATATTCTAAAGTTCCAGAAAATAGCGTTTCCGGGCATCAAATCCCAGCACGATTCAAAATATGGCACCAATACGGATCGTGCGCTTAGGCATTTCAGAAATGTTAAAAAATATGCAGGTAAAAATTTTAAGCCTGAAGAGTTTAGGTGCAATTGTGGTCACTGTACGGGCTACCCGAGTTGGATGAAAAAGGTTGAACTTCAGAACCTTCAGACGATACGCAGCCACTATGGCAAGCCGATGAAAATAACGAGCGGTTTAAGATGCAAATGGGACAATGACCATAGTAAAGGCTCAATAAAGAACTCGAAGCACCTCACCGGCTATGCGTGTGACTTCTATATGGCCGGCGTAACTGATACGCTGGCACATAGAAAAAGCGCGATCAAGTATATTAAGACGCTACCGAACCACGGCTATACATATGGCAACGGGTGCAACTCGAACGGTGTAGCTTTAAGGGCTGCGTACATGGGCAACGCACTCCACACAGACACAAACAAACCTAAGACAACACCAAAGCCGGTCGCACCACTTACGGCATCCGCTGTCCAGACAACAGCTTCGACAGCAGCACAAAAGATCGTGGCGAATGCTGTTTCGTATTGCTGGCCTTATGGAACGGCTAAAAAGAAATACGCATATTCTACTGGCTCAGCAAAGTCAGCTTATAAAAAGGCGCTTAAAAAGCATATGGGCAAAGAGGCGAAAATTTCACGTTCTGATTGCGGTTATTTCGTCAGCACTTGCGTCAGGGCTGCGGGTCTGGGAAAGTTTAAGGCTCTCCCGGGCAAGGCAACACAGAGTTATCCAAAACTACCAAGCACACTCAAAATTGTCCACAAAGGCAAGGCAATCCCGAGCGGGTTGCTTCAGCCGGGAGACATTATTCGTTACCGCAAGAACGGTAATAAACAGCACACGATGATGTATTTCGGTGATGGCAAGATCGCGGAAGCAAACAGAAAAAACTGTTTCCCACATATCTCAAAAGACACTAAGAAATACAACGCCAGTAAGGTTAAAAAATCATCGATTCAAGTAATAAGAGCGAAGTGAGGTAGCTAAAATGGAAAATATAACACTCGGACAGATCGCGGCCGGCATTGCTTTGATAGTGGCACTTATTGTCGGATTTAGAAAGATCAACGATACCGTAAAGGAGTCAATAAGCAAAGTGTTTAATGAATTAATGCAGCCGTTTTCCGATAAGCTGGACAGCATAGAAAAAAGCGTAGCAAACATCGACAAGGCAACGTGTAAGAATTTTTTGGTTAGATGCCTTGCAGATTTTGAGAAGGGCAATTTTATGTCAGAAATCGAGATCGAACGATTCTGGGAACAATATAACCATTACACAAAAGAGTTAAAAGAAAACTCTTTCATCGTTGAATGGACTGACAGACTCAAAAAGGAGGGTAAAATATAATGCAGATTCACGAATTAAACAACTTTACCGGCATACTCGGATCAGACACATATCTTGCTATAGACAACGGAACGGACACAAGTAAGGTCAGTGCTCAGGCATTATCTGATATGGTCAATCCGAGAATAGGAACACCGCTCGTAGCAGCGACAGCCGCAGCCATGACCGATCACGATAAAATATATGTGTATGTTGGGTCAGAAACAGGCTACACAAATGGGAATTGGTACTATTGGAATGGTTCTGCATGGGCTAGTGGGGGAGTGTATAACAGTACGGCCTTTGTTACAGATACCACGCTCACACAGGCAGGGAAGGCAGCAGACGCGAAAGTCACTGGCGATGAAATTACTGATTTAAAGAGCGAATTAAGTGCCAATGTTGACCGCATAACCTCTAAAATGGTTGAAATCAAATCCAACAACCTTCTTTTTTCAGATAGCGATTATACAGATGGTTATATCGCAAAAAATGGCAATGTTAATTCTGCTACAACTCTTGGGTATTCAAGGAAAATACCCGTACAAGAGGGGGATATAGTTAGATACTATTATTATGCTTCGAACGTATTTGAAGCAAAGAATATGCGATATGTATGTGCATATGATTCGGGAGGAAGTGCCGTTTCAGCAAGTGGCGCAGAAAATGTAACAACATTTACTGTGCCATCTGGCATTGAGTCTATCGTTGTATCATTTGTAAAGGCATCCGCAAATAAGATGCTTACAATTAATTATGCACCAAACCCAATAGCATATGAGCCATATTTTACTCCTTACTTTGTAGCGAGTGAAGAATTTATTGAGGATGTACTAAATGAAATATCCCCTAAATATGCTTGTTCACTTTTGGCTTCCAGATTTCGTCAAACACTTGGGATAGATGAAAAATTTTATTATTGGTCATGCAAATCCCCTGATTGCACTTATATTAGTATGACCGTTGGAAATCGCGACAGAGGCAAAATGACTAATGAGTATTTTGATATTCCTAACGATGGTAGCGCAGGAAGTGCGTCCAATGGTTACAAGTGGAATTTGTATGATGAGCATCTAAAATCTGTCAACATTAAAGATAATGGTGGATATGGGTATCCGGTCAGATTTACAGCGGAAAATTTATCTGATTGCTCTCTGTTAGCACTTGGAGATAGTACGATTGACAGCGATAGCATAACTGGCACATTGGTCAATTATTTTGCAAGTAAAGAGCATACAATTACGCTATTGGGAACGCTTGGTAGCGGAACTAACAAAAATGAGGGGAGAGCTGGCTGGAGTGCATCAGACTATTTGACGGACAAAACATATAATGGGATAACAAATCCGTTTTACAATTCAGTAACAGAAACCTTTGACTTTTCATTCTATATGACTAATCAAGGGTACTCAAAGCCAGACTTTGTTGTTGTTCAGCTTGGAATTAATGATTTGTATGGCAAAGACTTAACAGCAATTGCTTCTACTTGGGATGCTGTCAAGACAATAGTCGATAGTATTTTGAGTTACGATAATACTATCAAGGTGCTACTTAATTTGCCTACAACACCAAACAAAGACCAATCAAAGCACAGCGTGTTTTTGCCAAATTATCACAACTTAGTTGTAAATTATAACGAGTACGTTATTAACCAAGTCAATGCTGTATATAATGCCGCAAATGTTCGTTGCTCTTATTGCCATTTAATTCTTGATCCAACTGTTGACATATCTGACAATGTGCATCCTACAACAGCAGGTTACAATAAAATGGCTATGGAAATTATCAATCAGATTAACAACTGGCAAAATGGTAATTAGAATGGCAAACGAAGTTTACAGACAATTTTCTGACTTAAATAGACCTTTAAATCAGTAAAACTTCACGGAATAATGACTTGTTTAATGACGAGTCATAGCTTATAATCATGCCACAAGTTAAAAAAGAGTCGCACCACGACTCCGCAAAAAGTACTATGGTGCGACTCGCCCGAAGGCATGTTTATTATATCATGCCTTCTTTGAACATGTCAAAGGAGGTACTTTTTATGGCAGATTGTAAAGCACAATTAATCTCTGATGTTACTGAGGCCCTTGTTGGCCAGATCGAGCAGAGAGATATTGAGACCGTTTCTGATGAAATGGTTATCGCACTCAGGGACTATGAGGTGACTAAGCGTGTCACAGAATTAGCCAAATATGACGGTGCAAACGAAATGATACTGAAACGCTATAAAGCGTGTTTGGTTATTGCCGGACGTTCAGAGAAAACT